AGCTCTGAGGGAAACAGAGTAACAGGGGGAGAGACAACTTTGTCAACAGCATTATGTAAAGGCTTGATGACTTCTTCAGGATTATCGTCAAATATTGTAGGTCTCAAAAGAGCAGGAAACCCTGTTATTTCTTTGATGGGAGGGCAATCATGTCCTCCTTGAAAAGGGGAAGGAATTATATTGGAGTCACTTGGTATAAAAGATGGGGTAGTGACTTCTCCAAGAGCTTGGAGACGACCAGAAAATTCTTGTTTAAAGACAGGTTTAGTGTCGGAAACACAGGGAGGTAACCATGCTCCTTGACGGATAACTGGTGCAGCTTGATAACTAACACCATTTCCCTGATAAGCTAAGGCATGTCGCTTGTCTGTCTCAAAAAGAGGGCAAACATAGGAATCGTCCTGAAGACGAGCGAAGTGTGTTCCTAAAACAAAAACTTTACCAGTGGTGCGATCACATGCAACGTACGGGAGACTACAGTCCCCACGTTCGCCCTGTGATCCAACACACACCAGAAAATCGTCGATTTTCCATCGAATTTTCTTTCCTTCGTCAGTAGTGAGTTGATCTTCATAAGCGACTCCAGGTCGCAGATTGTTTCCAGTAACACATTGGATACTAGTGACACCCTTCTTAATAGTTTTGTGGACTCGAGCAATTTGGTAGCGCTCCAAGTCAAAGTTCTCAAAATCAGATCGAGACATAAACTTAAGATTAGGTGAGGGATTGACAGAGTCAGGAAGATCAATCGCCATTTGATCTCGTCCTTCAAGACGAGTTAAGGTGAGCTTTGTGGAAGGTATTCTATGAAGTGTAGTCTCACCATTGAGAATTTGCATCTCGTTAAAGTTGGTACCATAAACTTCGAAAAAGTGAGCGGTTATAAATACGCGAGATCCAGAGATCAAACCATATGAATAACATGACTTATCGGCGTCATAAATAAATCTAAATCCTAATATGTTAAGACCAACTTTATTAATGTGTGCAGCTATATTTTGTTGTAACGTGGCTTGATAAGCTAGCTGCTTAGTTTCGTCAAGCTTCTCAAACTCTCCGGTTTCAAATTTGTGAATCTTAGTTTCTTGTACTTGTTGACCGAGAGCGTTTACCTTCGTCTTCCTTTTCTTATCACCTGTTTTCTTCTTTCGCGCTTGAAAACGGACGCGATGAGAC